TTAGAGCATATGGATACTGGACAGAATTTGATGTCAAAGCCGTTAATGATGGTAAAGCGTTAGAGGATGCGATAGTTGACAAACTAGGAAAAAATGATATAGTTTGGGACAAGTCAGACTTTTATAGCCTGACTAAAACATGGTTAACATACGAGGAAATTGTAAATGATAACAGACCTTTACAAACAAAAAACGTCCTTGGAGTTGAGCTGGCAACAAGAGCATAATTTACACGGTAGATATACTCTTGATATGGTCAGAATTGATGGCAAAATTAGAGAAGTCATCAATGAAATTAAGCTAGAAGAAGCTAAGATTGCTAGCAGAGAAAATGCAATTGCTGATTCGGCTCCACAAGTTTCAGTAGCTACTTAATAAAAAGCTACATCGTTGGAATAAATCCACTCCACATTACAGGCTCTCTTGCACTCTACTCAAAATAAGAGTATAAGTTCCATACTATACAATTATTAAGATCATAGACGAGTATAGTCGACGACCTAGAGACTATGATCGCAAACTAGGAGGATATAATTATGGGTACAACTACATTTTCGGGACCGCTAAAAGCTGGACCGATTAGACATACAACTGGAACTACAGTTGGTGAAAACGTAAAAAATATTGGTCACGTTGTGATGGCTCAATCTGTTGAGGTTAAGTATACAAACACATCTGATCTAGCTACGGGTATTGTTCTACCTGCAAAATCACACATTATTTCTATCGACATAAACGTCGAAGTAGCATTTAATGGTGGTGGTGCTGACACAATGGATGTTGGTATCGTAGGTAATTCAGACTTATATGTTGACAACGCAGTTGTTTCAGCAATAGGTCCTGTAGCCTTAGGAACAACAGGTCTTTGTACTAATTGGAGAAACACTGGAACATCTGATGTTGAAGTGGCAATTAAATACATTGATGCTAGTGCCGACGCTTCTGCGGGTAAAGCAAGAGTAACAATTACTTATGCTCAAGGCCCAGATCACGCGGCTACGTAATAATTAATTTAGTGTGGGCTTCGGCCCACACGAAAATTTTAAGGAGAAGAAAAATATGTCAAGTTCATTAACAACAGTTAAACAAACTATACCTTTAACGGCGGATGGTTTAGCGCAAAAATATGTTAAGACAGTCGCAACTACCATTACTAAAGCTAGAATCATGAGCGTTTATGGCCAAGCAAGTGGAACTGACGCTGAAATAAAAATTTATGATGAAGCAGATAGTTCTAAAACAGCTTCTAAATTAGTGTTTCATGCTAAGTTTTCAAACGCAGACAACCATGGTCAAAATTTTGATATTGCAGGTCAAGGTATCAAATGTGATGCAGGTATGTATGTTGATTTAACTAATTGTGATTTTTGTACGATCATAGGCGCATTTACATAATAGAGGTAGCCAATGGCAAATACTACTTCGGGTGCTTATACTTTTGATAAAACCTTCGCGATAGACGATATCATAGAGGATGCGTACGAGCGTATTGGTTTACAAGGCGTATCCGGCTATCAATTAAAAACTGCAAAAAGATCTCTTAACCTATTATTTTCAGAATGGGGTAATAGAGAATTACATTATTGGGAAATAGGAAATCAAAACGTGCCTTTAGTAAATGGCGTAAATACATATACGTTTTTTAGAACTACTGCTGATGGCACACAAACAAGTAGATTGAGCACAACTTTGTCTGCTAACATTTCTTCTACATCAGCAACTACTGGCATAACATTAACATCAATTGCTAATCTTCCTACAAATGGTTTATTGTTAGTGGGATCAGAACAAATATCTTACACAGGTTTTTCTTCTACAGAACTAACAGGTGTAGTGAGAGGAGCTAATGGAACAACGGCTGCAACTCACACAAGCGGAGACACAGTTAATCAATTTGTAAGCGGTATGGATGATATTTTAGAAGCTAATTATAGAAATTCTTCTAGCGTAGACTCTCCATTAACCAAAGTAAGTAGATCACAATATCAGGCTTTTTCTAACAAAACAGATACAGGTACACCTACATCATATTTTGTAGAGAGATTTATCGATAGAGTTGTTATGACTTTATATTTAACACCAGGTGCTTCTGAAGCTGGTAATCACATTAATTTTTACTATCAAAAAAGAATACAAGATGCTGGAGATGCATATACCAATGCTGCAGATGTTCCGTATAGATTTGCACCATGTATGACAGCAGGTTTAGCATTTTATTTATCACAAAAATATGCACCACAAAGATCTCAAGAATTAAAACTTTATTATGAGGATGAATTAAAAAGAGCGTTAGCAGAAGACGGGTCTTCTTCTAGTACATTTATAGCTCCTAAAACTTACTACCCAGGAACATAATGGCATCATACGCACAAGGTAAATACGCACTAGCTATATCAGATAGATCCGGACAAGTTTTTCCTTACAGAGAAATGGTAAGAGAATGGAATGGTGCATGGGTGCATACGTCTGAATATGAACCAAAGCAACCACAATTAGAACCAAAACCAATTAGCGCAGATCCTCAAGGATTATGGAGAGCAAGACCATCAAGAGTAGCTTTACCAACACCGTCTGTTTTAAATCTTAACCCTATCGCTACTGCTAGTGGGTCTACTACAGTTACAATTACACAAGACAGACATCAAAGAGTTACAGGAGACTTTGTTAGACTCTATGATGTAAAAGAACCTGTAGGTGGTTTAACTGTTGCAGAATTAGAAATGTCTACAACATTAAAAACTGCAATTAACACAACAGATACAACTATTGTTTTAAATGA